TACCACGGACAATGTCTGCAAATGAGTCAGGGTCACGGTATGTTTCAGTTTTGCTGAGTTGTTCAGCCGTTGCAGCAGCAGAGCCATGTCCTGCAACAATAACACCAAAGTTAGTGTTCTGATTAGAAGTACCTGAAGTACCTGGACCAGTTCCTAATTGAGGTAGATTGCTTGAAACATATACTCTAAATCCTGCTAGGTTGTTTAGAACGAGACCGTTTTGCAACTGTCCTGCTCCACCGTAGTCAGCATTCATTAACTTGGAGTTTTCATCACCAAGTAACTCCATAAACACAGGATCAATAACAAGCCATCTGTCTTGTGTATCTACTTGCTGTTGATTCAATAGTCGTGCCATACGATTGACAACTACCATTGGTGTAGCAGCAGCAGTACCTACAGAAGTAGCTCCACCTGTTAGATTTACTACAGGAATAGAATGGTCTCCTGCAGATGAAGTTGTAATGCTTCCAAAGGAATCTTTACGTAACTTCATTGAAGTTAGAAGTTCATCAGTACCTGCAGTAGCTACAGCAACTGAACCGTTAACAGTAGTATTTACTGCACTGCCTACGGCATGTTGAGCAGCCTGTTTGTAACCTGATATATAGGCTAGAACTTCTTGGTCATAGTTGTCAGCTAAACGATATGCTGCTCTGTCAGTAGCAAGCTGCATGAAGTTTACGTGACTGTGAGCCTCTTCTATGTCGTCCATTTTGAACGCATAGTAGTTAGCCTTATCGACAACAAGGTTAAAGTCCTCGTCATCTAAGTCTTGGGCAGTAATCTGAGTTCCTCTAGCGTAAGTACTCACTGAAACTTCTGGTTCTTTGATGATTTTAACTGTATCACCTTGTCCTGAAATCTCACCCATGTAGTCTGAGTTAGTAATATCTCCAACAACAGTAGACTTACGGAATGCAAGTTGTACCTGTTTGGAGTAGATAATTGGTGAAAAATTACCGTTTGGTAAATTTCCATACCCTGTAGCGGTTGCAAAAGCCATGATAAATCCTCCTATGATATTGGCTTACTTAAAAGCTAAACATCGTAGTCAGAGGCTATATTGTTTAGAGTGCATAAAACTACTTGGCAGCTAACCTTGTAATTAGTGGGTCTATACTTTATAGGTGGTCTTCGTTACTGTTTAGACTTCGATAAAAAACTAAGACATAAAGGTAGTCAAAGAGAGGCTTTGTGTCTTAGTTACTAGTTATACTCATAAAATGTTATTTGTCAACACTTTATCTTCTATTTCCTGATAAATCGTAAATCATTTTACCAGAACGTATTGCTGTATTAATTTTGTCTACGTTAGCAGCGTATTGTGTATCAGACATTTTTTCTATTTCAGACTCTTTTATTGTATCTGCCATTTCTTCAGCATCTACATTTGTTTTAGAACCTTTGTTTACTAATGACGCAGCATCTTTTGCTTTACTTTTCTTAGCACTTGGACTAAGCCCTTTATCAACTTTATATAAATCCAAGACACGAACAACTGATGCAGCATCATCTGTATTTTCATATAAAGCGTTCTGAACCCACTTAGGTTGTATATCAACCCAATCATGAAATTCATCTGAGTCACGGAGTTTATCAAAGTCTTTATGCGATTCCCGAATGTCATTTTCTGCACGACTCCTTGTTGCTTCTGATTTAGCTTTATTTAATTCTTCTAACTGTATGTTAGCCTTATTAAATAATTGTTGAGCTTTTTTCTCAGCTATAGTCTCAACTATTCCTGCTACATCAGGATACTCTTTTGCCCATGCAGCTATATCTTCATCAGACTTAGGTGGCACAAGTTTTTTAGTATCACCTATTTGTTCCTCAAGTTCCTTGATCCTAGCATTATATTCTTTTTCTTTTGCAGTAAGATGTCTTCGTAGATCGCCATGTCTCTTTTTAAAAGATCTTTCTTCTTCGCTGAGATTCTCATCTGATACTGAAGTTTCCTCTCCTGCTTGCTCAGTTGAGGCTTCCTGACTTTCTTCAGTTCCTTCTTGGAGTCTCTCTCCTTGCTCCTTAGCAATGAGTTCCTTAAGTTCTTGTTCTTCTCTTGCAATCTTTTCTTTTGTACTTGTCCTTGTTCTTGACATGTAACCTGCATCTTTAGGTGTTTCAACTTCTGCTAGTTCTGGCATATATTTTCCTTTGCTTGGGGTCAACTATTGTTGAGTGGCCAATTATCATTTAGATGCTAAACCTTTTCCTCTAGGTTTAACTGTTTTGGGTTTACGTTTAGTTAATAGTCCTCCTTGATTTAATTGATCTGGTACACCTGGCATTTTTGAAAACTTATTTTCTTCTTTAGGTTTTGTTTGTGGACCTCTTCCTTTAGTATCTCCTGCAGCAAGGTCTATAGTACCACTACTACCACCTCCACTTGTTATACTTCCACTTGTTGTGTCAAATCTACCCCCCTCATCAGCTTCATCTCCTACTGAAGGTTTATCAAAAGGAGTAAACCCATCATCATCATCATCATCAGTTAATACTTTTTTAACTTCTGGTTTTACAGCAGGATCAAACAAGCTACCTATACCTTTAAATATTGAACCTATAATTTTTAAAACATTAGTAAATACTCCTACACCAAGTATTCCCTCAATAATGTTTAAAGACTCAGAATCATCTTTATCATCTACTATCTTTTGAACTATAGCAGGATCTACATCTGCACCACCTGGAAATGCACCTTTAAGTTCTTGTGGTATTAATCTAAGTCTTTGACTAAAAGAAAGATTGTAATACTCTCCAATATCCATATTAAGTCTTCTTGAAGAGTCTAAAAGTGCTTTGTGGTTTTTAGCACTAACTTTAAAAGTTTCTCCTTCTTTATCTCCATAGCCTTTTATTTCTATCATTTCTTCTGGTGGCTTAGGTGGTTCATCTCTTTTTTGAGTTGTTTTTTGTTTTGCTAGTTGATCTTGTGGAACAAATCCATCTGGTATTATAAAACCTTTTTGTACTTTGTCATCTACATGAGGAACACCCATTGTTCTTCCATCTGGATGTCCATACATTTTTATTGTAAATACATTAGCTTGGGGTTGATATGTACCACCTTTAAGTGACCCCCCTACAACAGAAAAGTTTCCAGGGTTAAAAGAACTTTGATTTAATTGTTGACCTGTGCTTGCAGCCCCAACTGGACTTGCAACTCCACCTGGAGCATAACCCATTAAACCACCTTTAGCTACTTCTTTTCCTTCTTCTTCTTCCATAGAAATCATAGCTACAGCTACAGGTTCACCACCTATACGTCCATTTTTTTCCATACTAGCTAAACCCATTTTAGCTTCCATGCGTAAGTCTTCAAAAAACTTTACACCATAAAACCTAACTACATCAGCAGGTACAACATATTCACCCTCACTTAATTGTGCAGGTATGTCATCTCTAACTTCTTTTGCCATAGAACCAGAAGGTACATCATTACCACTTACAGGATCTTTAGATGTACCATCATCTTTAAGACCACCCTCTTCAAACATTTCCATTTGTTTTTTCATTTTAATTCATTTCCTCTCTCAGATATTTAAGTCTACGGAGTGCAGAGATTGAACCTTGAGCTTTATAAAGTGTATGTACATCATCAGCCTGTTCCATTGCACTATGATGTATAGAAATATTGTGGTCTAAATACTCTACAAAGTTATCCCAAAGTTTTTTATTATTAACCAACTCTTTTAAATTCATTGAACAGTACCACCAGAAAATCCAGGTTCATCAGGAGTAGGCACTGAACCTGTTCCTATATTTCCACCACCTGATCCCTGAGTGTCTTGTACTTGTCCACCTACAGGGGCTTTACCTTGTTGAGGTGGTTGCCCTTGCTGTGGTGGCGGAGGAGGTGGTGGGTTCTGTTCTTGAAACTTTTTAAGTATCTCAGCTTGTACTGCAGCCTGACCCATAGAGTTAGCTACTTTATCCGGATCTAAATCCATACTCTTAGCAATTTCTCTCACTATGTAATCCATTCGTGCAAAAGGAGCTAGTGCAGGATTAGATACAGTCTGCATAAACTGCATAAGTCTTTGACTGCGTACCTCATTAGCCATTAGACTTTCTGTACCCTGTGCCTTAACCTCAAGGTCTCCCTTTATCTCAGGGTCAAAGTCAAACTGCATGTTAAAACTAAAGAAAGCTTTACCTAGTGGTCCTAGTAAATAATCATCTACATTCTTAATAACACTACGGATAGAACCGTTAGCTGCATTCATAAGCATAGATATACCAGAAGCTGTTCTACCTACACCTGACACACCTGTCTGTCCATGTGCAAAAGAAGGTAAACCTGTACTTTCATCTGATAGCTGTCTAGCCTTGTCAAACATCTGCATGTTTTCATTAGATACATTTGGAAACTTAGTCCCAAAAATACCCTGTCCAGGTGCTCCCCCCTGTCTTCTAAATACTTTTCCAGGGTATACACTAAGATCTTGTCCAGGTACTAGATTAGTTTCATCTACTTCTATTAATAAATTACCTGACAGTGCAGCATTGTCTACTGCCATACGCATAAACCCATTCATTAATGTTTGGGTATCATCCATGTTTTCTGCAATACCCACACCAAATATACTGTATGGATTCATTTCATAAGGTGTAGCATAGTAGGGTAAATAGGCAGGAGTAAATGGATTCATAACTAAACGTAACACATTATTATTACATATCCAGACATTAACACTAACTTGCTCTACATCTTTTAACTCATCAGGAATATCAATATCATTATTTTCTAATGCATCTTTATCAACATAACCCCAAAATTCTAAAATTTCAAACCTTTCACTATATCCACCCTCATCAGAATTATCTTCCATCACATGTTCCCACCACTCTTTATTGTACATCTCCCCTTCTGCAAGAGATTTGTCAATAGCATTCTTACGGAAGAATGGTCTACGTTTGAGAGCACGGAGTTGAGAACGTGACATCTTATGTCTTTCTATAACATACTCTGCCTCATCCATATTATTAGCATCTGGATCAGGATAAAAGTTCCATATAGATACATTAGAAGTTTGTGGTACAGTTTTAAATAGTGGAGAGTAACCACCTTCATCATCCCAATTAGGATACTCTTTGTCTACAGCAAATGGTCCTTTCATAATACCTGTACCAAAAAGTGCAGCTTCAAATGCAGCAGAACGTAATTGTTTTTTAGCATTTGACTCTTCTAGTTGGTCATGTATTTTCTTTTCCATTTTCTTTGCTGCAACCATAGCAGGATGAAAGTTTACAGAAGTAGGACTTCCAGTTGATTTAAACTTAATATCATCCTCAACTGCACTCAGATCGTCTGTAAGTGGTCCTACACGCTCGTTAAATTCTGGAAGGGTCTCACCAGGTAAAAGCTTTAGATCGTCTGTAGCCCCTGTTTCTGCCTCTCCTGTAGCCTCTTTAATTTGAGGATTAGTTTCAAGACTAACTGTATCCTCTACACCATCAGGTAAAACTGTAGGATTAATACTTAAAGGGAATTTGTTACCACCAAATAATACTTCTACAAGTTGTCCGTATGCAGCAAGTACTTTTGTTTTAGTAGTTTTAACAAAAACTCTTGATTTTTCTGTGGATGTAAATTGAACCTCTGGGCTATATAAACCACGGTAGTTACGATAGGCTTGTATCCACCTTTCCTCATCACCTCTCCTAGATGTTTCAGCTTTACGGTATTTACCTTTGACAAAAGAAACTATTTCTCCTACATCACTATCTACGTAAGAGTTTTCATCTACATCTTCAATAGCAACTGATTGTTGAGAATCTGTTAGTATTTCATCTTCTTCCATATTATATCCTTAATATCCAAATGTTGCATCAGCAGCTTGAAAACCAGTACGTTGATTTGCAGGGTTAAAATCAAACAAGCTACTTCTTGGTCTCGTCATAACTCCGTATCGTAAGGCATCGTATAAGTGATCTTCAGAATGTGTATTGACATCTTCAGAGTTATTTTTATCTAGTGGTATAGAAGGTAACTGAGATATTGTTTGTAAACAACTGCTAAAAAATACTAGCCTTGGTTCTTCAGTAAACTCATCTACTTGCAGTCTTCTATGTATTTCATTTTTACCTGCTATACGAGAACCTCTACTTCTATCTGAAGGTCTCCATCTACAACCTTTTATAATCATTTGCTCCGCAAGAGAAGGACCAGTATCCCCACGTTTATGCCAAAGACTACTATCCAATACCCCATACCTAATTGTTCCATCTTCTGCCTCTGCTTCTAATACCATATCAGCTAAATCTGTTGCTAATACTTTTGACACATATAACTCTCTGTATACTACAAGTTGCTCTGAGGGACTAACCGCAAACCATAGTACCCCTGTATAACTTCCATAACCATAATCACAAGCACGAAACTTAGCCCAATTATTTGGTATGTTAAAAGGCTCAACAACATGAATAGTTCTGTTCCACTCTGGAAAAGCTGCCCCTTCGTTAACATCCCAATTTCCTTCTAGTAGTTGTTTGCGTTGATACTCAGGTAGTGATAGTAAGTTAGCTTCGTACATTCCATCATCTGCTAAATAAGGATTATCAAATAATGTAGCAGGTATAAATCTGCGTTTAAATAGTGGTTCTCCTGAACGTGTATGACCTTGAGGCCACATAAGAGTTTTTCCTGTTTCAATATCTGTAGCCCAAAAATCTTCTCCACTTGGAGCAGGATCTACAAACATTTTTTTGACCCAACTATGACCTGGACCACCTGGGTTAGTAGTAGCCCTTTGGTATAACTCTAGTCCACTTCCTTTTGTAGTACGTAATCTTGATCTCATATAATCAAAAGGGTATGGTGTAGGCCACTGAGTTAACTCGTCAAATCCTATCCAACTAAAAGCCTGTCCTTGGTATCGTGTAACATCATCATCTCTATCTAAGTATGATAACCAGAGTGTTGCTCCTGATGGTGCTACCCAAGTCTTATCTCTTTCCATAAACTTTATATTAGGTATTGCCTGAGGATAAAGTTGTTTAGATACTGAAATAAGTTCTCTTAGTTCTTCTGTTGTTCTCCTTACTAATAGCCCTCTAAAGTTAGGGTTGTTTAAGTATCTGACAGGATCTGCAAGCATTGCGTAACTTTTACCACCACCTGCACTTCCTCCGTATAAAACCTCTCGTTCATTAGCAGAAAGAAACTCTGTTTGTGGACCTGGGTTAGGTTTAAAAATTATTTCTTGTGCTTTTTCTACTTCTATTTCTTCAGGCTTGGCTTGGGGATAAGTTACTGTCTCCTCTTCTAACTCCACCAAATCTTTCTCTTTCAAGCTTTTCTGCTTTTTCAAGGGCTTCTTTGTACCTCTTGGCAAGGTAGCGTTGAGTTGAAGCTTCTGTCTTACGTTTTTGCTCAAGTTTAACTCTTTTCATTAATCCAACATGAGAGATATACCTGCCAGATTCTGTACTTAACCAATTTGCTACATCTCTGTAACTATACTGTTTAATAAATCTTTTTGCTCTTTCTAATAACTCTAACTCTTCTTGTATAGGCAGTATTACATCTTTATCATTTGCATCTTGTTCATATCCAAAGGGTACTATTCTACCAACTCTAACTACTGGATACCATTCTAAACTATCTTCACTTTCTTCTGGAGGAGGAAGTTTCCATTGCCTATTAATCTTCATCGTTCTTAGGTGGTAAAATAAATAAAGGACTAGAGGTTGTTACTTCAACTTTATCAGTCTTAGCAAAACCACCACGATCTAATATATCTTTTGCAGCCATCATCTTTTCTTTGTTCCCTAAATCTGTAGGACTACTCATTACTTCAAACATAGAATATGCAGCTTTAGTAGCTGTAGAGGAAATAAATTTTTTAGTTATATCTGCAATTTCATCTTGTAGGCTAGAAGTAATAGAAGCAGTAGCTACTGTTTCAGAATATCCTGCAAGTTTTTTAGCTTTAACAGGATTACCCATTGCTTCTTCAAATAAAACATCCAGAAACTTTTGTTGTTTTTCTGTTAAGTTTCTACTCATTATATTATATCCTCACTGATTTGTCAATACATTTATATTGTATAGTGTGTGGAGCAGGAAGACTAGGTGTCATTTGTTTTACAAACGCTCCCACCATTTTTCTACATTCT